GAGAATCAAAGTTGATGTTCTTCTGAATGCGGGCTGCAGCTCGGGCGGCGTAATAAAAAGAAATATTACACCTGCCAGTATTGTGGTGAGCAGTTTTGGAAGCCAGATGCTTTTCGTAAAAAATACTGCAGCAAGGAGTGCCAGATGGCCGCCAGAAGTGATGAGGCTATGAAACGTCACCTGAATCTGTCTCCGGCCTCTGAGCCGGAAGTATATCAGCGTGAGTGTTTGTGGTGCAAAGAACAGTTTGAAACGCCGTATCCGAATAAACTGTACTGTTCTCCTGAGTGCGCCTACGAAGGAAACAAGCGCATGAAACGACAGCAATGGGCTGACGAGTACGCACCACACATTTTTACCTGTTTAGAGTGTGGTGTGGAAGTCAAAACGGAACGTGGTGACAAACATTCGCTTTTCTGTTCGGAAAGGTGCATGGAGAAGTATCATTCGCGGATTTATAAAAAGCAGCGCAAGCAACAAATGCGGAGCGCTTGGGTAGAACCTGTGACTTTTGATGCTGTTTATTATCGCAGTAACGGCGTTTGTGGCATCTGCGGTTTGCGTGTTTCTTATGACAAATCACCAGCTGATATCTGGGCGGCTACAATCGACCACATTGTTCCGTTGTCACGCGGCGGTAAACACGAGCTATCTAATTGCCAGCTTGCACACAGGCTATGTAATTCAACGAAGCAGGACGACATCGAAGACTACCATATTGATTGGGCAGAGAAAAATAAGTTAGACAATGGGAGATGGACAGATGCCCTCACGAAGTATTCTCTTCATACGAGAATGCAAGCTGCGCTATAGGCGGGCTGGGGTCAATCTATCCTGAAACTTAAAATTGAAGGACAGCGGCGTGGGGCTTCGTGTTGAAAAACGCGCTTTCAAACGAGGGAATAGCCCCGCCCCTGTAATGTGAGGTGATATTTTTGGCAAAAGACGGTACCAACCGTGGCGGTGCTCGTATCGGCGCGGGTGCAAAAAAGAAGCCATTAGCCGACAAAATTGCCGAGGGCAATCCCGGCGGCAGGAAACTGACTGTTATGGAATTTCAAGATGCAGCAGATCTCAAAGGACTTGAAATGCCAGAGCCAAACAAAATGCTCGAAGCCATTCAAAAAGACGGCAAGACGCTCGTCGCGAGTGAAATCTACAAATCCGCCTGGACCTGGCTGAACGAACGTGGCTGTGCAGTGCTTGTAGCTCCTCAGCTTCTGGAACGCTACGCCATGAGCGTGGCCAGATGGATTCAGTGCGAGGAAGCTGTCACTGAGTATGGCTTTCTAGCGAAGCATCCTACTACAGGCAATGCAATCCAAAGTCCATATGTGGCGATGGGTCAGAACTATATGAACCAGACAAACCGCCTGTGGATGGAGATCTTTCAAATCGTAAAGGAAAACTGTACCGGCGAGTACAGCGGTGTGAATCCGCAAGATGATGTGATGGAGCGGCTCTTAACCGCCCGGAAAGGAAAATGATATGGCAAAATACAAAACTTCTGAAAGTGTCTGCAAAGGTCACCCGGATAAGCTCTGCGACCTGATTGCCGACAGCATTCTTGATGCATGTCTTCGTAAAGACAAAGCTTCACGCGTGGCCTGCGAGGTCATGGCTACCAAAGGAAAAATCATCGTAGCGGGCGAAATCACCTGCTCGAAGAAAGTTGACATCCGCTGGGTGGTCCGCAGAGTTCTTGAGGAGGTCGGCTACAACCCATGGAAATTCATTGTGTTTGTATTCGTCCACCAGCAAAGCAAGGATATTGCTGGTGGTGTGGATCAGGCGCTGGAATCCCGTGCTGGAGATACATCATGGTATTCCATGCTTGGCGCTGGCGACCAGGGCACTGTGTATGGTTATGCCACAGATGAGACAGCAGAAAAACTTCCGCTCCCTCTCGTATTTGCACATGGCATTTGTCAAAAGCTCGATAGCACCATGAAAAATGGCGTCATCAAGGGCATCGGTCCTGATGGTAAAGCGCAGGTCACGGTTGAGTATGAGGATGACAAGCCTAAGCGCATCAAAACGATTATTGTTTCTGTACAGCACCGCGCTGATAAGGATTTAGAGATTCTACGCAGTGAGATCATCTCCCAAGTGCTGTGGCCAGTGTTCGAGAAATTCCCGTTTGATGATAACACCGAAATCCTCATCAATCCCTCCGGCCGTTTTGTCGAGGGCGGACCTGCAGCTGACACCGGTTTGACCGGCCGAAAGATAATGGTTGATAGCTATGGCGGCCTTGCTGCTCATGGTGGCGGTGCGTTCTCCGGCAAGGACCCGACGAAGGTTGATCGCTCCGGTGCTTACATGGCAAGGGCCATCGCAAAGAACATCATCAGGTGTGGTTATGCCAAACGCTGTCAAGTGGCCATCTCCTATGCCATTGGTAAGGCTGACCCCGTTGCAGTGGAGATTGACACCTTCGGCACCGGGACTGTTCCTGATGAGATTCTTCGTAAAGCGGTCCTCGATGTTTTTAACCTGCGTCCAGCAGCGATCATCGAAACACTGAGTTTGCGAGATCCCATCTATGCAGATACTGCAACCTATGGCCATTTCAGCGGAACCCTTTCTCGCTGGGAATGGCTGGACCGTTATAAAGAATTCCGAGAGGCGGTAAAAAAATATGCTGATTGAGAAAAAGAATACCGCCGAGCTTCTGCCTGCGGATTACAACCCCCGCAAGGACTTAAGGCCCGGCGATCCTGAATACGATAAGCTGAAACGCTCCATTGAACAGTTCGGATACGTCGAGCCGGTTATCTGGAATAAGGTGACCGGCTGCGTTGTAGGTGGACACCAGCGTTTGAAGGTGCTCATCGATATGGGAATCACCGAAGTCGAGTGCGTGGTGGTCGAGATGGATGCCGAAAAGGAAAAGGCTCTCAACATCGCGCTGAACAAGATTTCCGGTGAATGGGACAAAGAAAAGCTGGCTCTGCTCATTGCAGATTTACAAGGCGCGGACTTCGATGTGTCACTCACAGGCTTTGATCCCGCTGAACTGGACGATCTGTTCAAGGATAGTATCAAAGACGGCATCCAAGATGATGATTTTGATGTGGAGGCAGAGCTAAAGGAACCTCCCATCACCAAGCTCGGTGACCTCTGGACCCTTGGTCGGCACCGGCTGGTCTGTGGGGATAGCACTAAGAAGGACACCTTTGACTTGCTGATGGCTGGAGCCAAAGCCAATCTCGTGATCACCGACCCGCCTTACAACGTCAACTATGAAGGCAGCGCTGGGAAAATCAAAAACGACAATATGGGTAACGACGCCTTCTACCACTTTCTGTTCGATGCTTTTACAAACACCGAAGCGGTCATGGCAGGTGACGCCAGCATCTATGTTTTTCATGCCGACACCGAAGGACTGAATTTCAGGAGAGCCTTTGTAGATGCCGGTTTTTATTTGTCCGGCTGCTGTATCTGGAAGAAGCAATCGCTGGTGCTGGGTCGCTCTCCATACCAATGGCAGCACGAGCCTGTGCTCTACGGTTGGAAGAAAACCGGAAAGCATCAGTGGTACACCGGCCGTAAGGAAACCACCATCTGGGAGTTCGATAAACCTAAGAAGAACGGCGACCACCCGACCATGAAGCCGGTTCCGCTCTTGGCCTACCCCATTATGAACAGCAGCATGAGCAACACCGTGGTACTCGATCCATTCGGCGGCAGCGGTTCAACGCTCATCGCTTGCGAACAGTCTGACCGCTCCTGTTATACCATCGAGCTTGATGAGAAGTTCTGCGACGTTATCGTCAAAAGATACATCGAACAGGTCGGGTCTAGCGACAAGGTTTCTGTCCAGCGCGATGGTCTGCTCTACTCCTATGCAGAGGTGTCAGCCAGCGAGGCGAACCATGCGTGACGATAGCACCGTCGATAATAAAACGTTCCTTCCTCCGACTCGATTTGGTACATATATTTCTCGAAAATCACTTGCTATATGGTGCATTTAGAGTGATGTATGTACATACCAAAACGATAGGAGGTTTTGAAAATGGAGATCAACTACAACGTAACCGGACCCGACCGCAAGCGACTGGTACAGGCCATCGCAAAAATTCTCGAAAGCGATGCCAAATACCTCGGTGTTCCATCCTGTGCTTATCAGGTGGACAACTTCACCATCAGTAAGGATGGCATCCTTTCCTTCGATGACCACGCCAACAGCGGCGAGGCTGAGCAGCTTATCGAGCGCCTTTGCGAAATGGGCTTTGAAGCTGAGACTGAGGAAGTCACAGATGGGCTTTGCATAGAGCTTCCGCTGAAAGACACCACCGAAGCGGCGATTGACAACTTGCGTAGGATGGTTGAAAGCAAAGCAACACTCATCAAAAAAGCCCTTGGTGCTAACAGCCTGGAAATCGAGATCTCCGAGGAGCGTATCCGCTTCCCTTGGTTTGATCGCATTCCGGAGCCTGAAGTCATCAGCGCAGCCGCTCACTTCCTTGGTCATATGCTTGATGCAGCTAAGAGCCATAAACGTGTGACTGCCAAGGAAAAAGAAACAGACAATGAGAAGTACGCATTTCGCTGCTTCCTCTTAAGGCTCGGCTTTATTGGAGATGAGTTCAAGGAAACGCGCCGGACGCTTCTTCGGAACCTGACCGGCAGCGCCGCATTCCGAACGGGAGCCAAGAAGGGCTTCAGCACAGAGGACCTTGACGCTGCCACAGACGACCCAGCCGTAGTTGAAGCGGTAAATGGCCCGCTGCATAAAAAGGAGGCGACTGACGATGAGATTTCCGAATAAAGATGTAGTCGAGCGTATCCGCCGCCAGTTTCCAGTCGGTTGCCGTGTCGAGCTACTTCGCATGGATGATGTGCAGGCTCCACCCATCGGCACCAAAGGCACCGTAACCGGCGTGGATGACACAGCAAGCATCATGGTTAGCTGGGACAATGGCAGCGGACTAAACGTGGTCTATGGCGAGGACCTCTGCCGGAGGTGCGATGATGAACGATAAGGTGCAAAAGCAGATTTTGGCCATTCGCGACACCGGCTTAACAAATATGTTTGATGTATTAGCGGTGCAGCGTCTAGCAAACGACATGGGCTTTTATGAGCTGGTCGTATACCTCGAGGAAAACCGCAAGGAATATGCCCACTACATCCTGACCGGCGAAGCGTAAAACACCTCCCTTTCATCACAATATTTGATGCGTTTATAGCTCTGAATTGACTTGCTATTGTGTGCTTTCAGAGCGAATATACACATACAAAAACGAAGGAGGTACACGCCATGTGGAAAGAAGGAAGCCTTAAGATTCACGACAGCATTTTTCATTACTGGATGAAGGTTTACGAGGAAGGTTCTCAGTTTGGAATCGACGGCGGCAGGATCAGCAAGCTGATGCTCAAGCGAGATGGCAAGGTCGTATGCAATTACGACAGAGGCTGGGATGTAGAGCCCGCTGACCCAGACACGCAGCTTGCTCTTGAGCTCCTGCTGCATAAGGAAAACAGCTAACACACACAAACTACATTTCCTTGGGACATGAGCCAATCGGCTCTGTTCCTCGTTATGCAGCCATGATGGGCTGTATTTTTTATGCCCTGCGGAAGGAGGCGACGGCGTATCAAGAAACTCAAGAAATACTCTCCCACCCGATTTAAAGCATCGGATTCAATCTATGACAAGGCTCTGGCCGATTATGCCGTATCCTTCATCGAGGCGCTCTCCCACACCCCAGGTACATTTACCACAACACCCTCTTCAATTTCACACCTATCG